GGAGCACCCGAAGAGAAACTAAAAACTGGCGCGCCGGCTCTGGATCGGCTGATGCAGATACGCTCGGAGACCTGATCAAGTTGAGAGCGAGGAGCCGGGATTTGTCCCGCAATCATCCGCTGGTCACCGGCGCGATCGGCACAGTAGTAAACGGCGTGGCGGGATCCGGACTGCAACTCGACGCGCAGATCGACCGCAAGGCGCTCGGTATCGATGAGGACGAGGCGCGGGTGTTCGAGGAGCATGCCGAACGCGGGTTTCGGCTCTGGTCGAAGAAACAGCATTGCGATATCACTCGGACTCAATGCTTCCAGGAACTTCAGGGGCTGGCGTTCAGGAGTGTGCTTGAGTCTGGAGACCTGCTGGTGCTCATGCCATACGTGGTTTTCCCCGGCGATCCCTGGGGGTTGAAGCTGCAGTTGATCGAGGCTGATCGTATCAGCAACCCGCAAAATGGGAGGGATACGGAGAAACTCACAGCCGGCGTCGAGTGTGATGAATACGGCGCGCCAGCTATTTATCATGTACAATCATGTCATCCCGGCGATAATAACTACAAGAAAAATAGGTACGAGTGGAAAGCTTACGAAGCTTTTACCAGTGATGGACGCCGTGCGGCTCTCCACCTCTATGAGCGGTTGAGACCTGAGCAGCACCGCGGGGTGCCGTTCGTCGCGCCGATCATTGAAAAGCTCAAGGTGCTCGACGAGTACACCGATGCGGAACTCCGTGCCGCAGTAGTATCCGCCATGTTCACGGTTTTTACGCATCTGGAAAATGGCGACAGCATTCAGGGTATCGACCCGGTGGCGTCCTCGACGGGCGCGACTTCGACGGGCAGCGCAGCGGACGATGACGAACTCAAGCTGGAGGGCGGCGCGATATTGGATCTCCGCCCGAACGAGCATATTGAATTCGCGAATCCAACCAGGCCGAACGCACAGTTCGATCCGTTTTTTAAAGCGATCGTGCAGCAGATCGGCGTAGCGCTCGGGTTGCCGCAGGAAGTGCTGCTTAAAATATTCATGGCTTCATATTCCGCTTCTCGGGCGGCGCTGGCTGAGGCGCACCGTTTTTACATGACCCGGCGCACATGGCTGATACGGAATTTCATGGAGCCGGTGTACGAGGCATGGATGACGGAAGCGGTTGCGAGCGGGTATCTCGATGCGCCAGGATATTTTGAAAACCCTATCGCCCGGCAGGCATATCTCGGAGCGAACTGGATCGGCACGCCCATGATACAGATCGATCCGGTCAAGGAGATAGACGCGGCGCGTGGCCGGGTTGAGCTCGGCATCAGTACGCTCACCGAGGAATGTGCAACTCTAACCGGTAAGAATTGGGATCCAGTACCGGAACAGAGACGCTGGGAGATAGCGCAGATGTCCGGCATCACAGGCGGGAGCGATGCTAAACGGAATAACGAGGACCCGAACTGGATGGATGAAGAGGAGCGGAGATCATGAGTATGCTGAGCATAATGCGCCTGCCATGGGCGATCATTCAGGAAAAATACTACGAGATCGGCGCGATATACCGCCACTGGGTTGCGAGCGGCGCGGAACCGGCAGCCGCCATACCGGGAAGCCAGCAGGGAGAGGTCAAATACCAGATCGTCAACGGAACGGCCATCATTCCGCTGGTCGGAATACTGGCCAAGGACGACTGGGTTAAATATTACGGGGGTACATCGACCCGGCAGGTCGCCCGCGACTTTATGGAGGCGATGAAAAACGCCGCAGTGAAGGCGATTGTGCTATCGATAGACTCTCCGGGCGGCACGGTCGACGGCACGCAGTCGCTGGCAAAGCTGATATACGATTCCCGCGGCGCCAAACCGATAACCGCGATCGCCTCCGGAGTGGTGGCATCGGCCGCCTACTGGATCGGCTCGGCTGCTGACAAGCTATATTTGGCCGACGATACCACGATGGCAGGAAGCATCGGGGTGATCATGACCCATTATGACTGGTCGAAATACGACGAGAAAATCGGGGTCGCGGTGACCGAAATATTCGCCGGGAAATACAAGGCGGTCGGCAGCGAGACCAAGCCGCTGAGCGACGAGGACCGCGATGTGCTGCAGGATGAGGTCGATTACCTCTACGGCATCTTCGTCGACGGTGTGGCGAAGAACCGAGGCGTCGATGCGGCGACTGTGCTTGGAAGCATGGCCGACGGACGTATATTCATCGGGCAGCAGGCGGTGGATGCCGGACTGGCGGACGGAATCAAAACGATAGAGGAGGTGCTGGCCGCACCGGTAGCGTCGGCCGGCGTGGCAGTGAAAATCAAACAGGAGGTAAAGAGTATGGATCCGCAGGAACTGACACTCGCCATGATCGAGCAGCGCCCCGATCTCGTGGCGTCCCTGACGCAGAGGGGCGAGGAGACAGGCGCGCGAGCAGAGCGCGAACGCATCCAGGCGGTGGCGGCGGTCGCCGAAGGGCTGCCCGGCCACGAGGCAATCGTGCGCGAAATGATGTTCAATGGAAAAACCACAGGACCGGAAGCGGCGGTGAAGATCCTCGCCGCCGAGAAGCAGACCCGCGCCAAGGTGCTGGAAGGCATCGCGACGCAGTCGCCCGCACCGGCGCCGGTATCCATGCCAGAGGCGCAGCAGATCGACGCCAGCACGGTCGATCCCGAGGATGAGACCGCGATGAAAACCGCATGGGATGGCGACGAGAAAATCCGCGCCAACTTCGCGAGCTTCGAGGGCTGGCTTGCTTTCCGCAGGCAGGAAGCGCGCGGCAAAATCGGCAGGGCGAAAAAGTAAAAAACAAGTGCAAGGCCGAACGGTTTATGACGTAAAAACACAAGAAAAAAAACAGGAGGAACTGAAATGGCGCTTTCCGAAAACACGCCGCAGAAATATTTCAGCGGCGACACAGGCCTCTACCCGGTAGAGGCATCGTCCGAGATATTCGAGGGCGCGGCAGTCGGCGAAAACGGATCAGGCTACGCCGAACCGTTGACAGCCGGCAGGGAATTCCTCGGCTTCTCGCTGCAGAACATTGTGGGCGGCGCCGCCGCTGGCGATGTGAACGTGCTCGTCCGCCGGAAGGGCGCGCTGACTCTTTACATCTCCGGGCTGGCGATCACCGACATCGGCAAGACGGTCTACGCCTCCGATGACGGAACATTCACCCTCACCCCCGGCACCGCAACCCGCATCGGCCGCGTGATCCAGTGGGTGGAGACCAACTACGGCGTGGTCGAATTCGGCGTCGTCCAGCCGAAAGCATCCGCCTACGAGATCGTCGCAATCGGAGAGGCCGCATCCACAGCGGAAGTGAATGATATCGCCCTCACCGGAGTGCTGGCGACCGACGTCGCGTTCGCGACCTTGCTTGTCAAAGGATCCACTCCGCGCACGATACTCACGACCATCGCGGCTTCGGGCAAAATCACGATCACCTTCTCGGGCGACCCGTCGACCGATCACCAGGTGTCTTACGTGGTGCTCCGCTCCATCAAGTAAGAGCGGCGATCGCGGCGATTTGAACGGAAGCAAAAGGGCAATTACACAATAACGATTTTGGGAGGATGACAGGGATGCCGGGAAAAATTTTTCAGACTGCACAGGCCATCATCGGCGAGTACTACCATCGCCTGCAGGAGGCCGCCACCCCGTGGGTGGAGAAGGTATCATTCTACATCGACAGCGACCAGCCGCTCGACACGCTGCCCTTCACCGGGGCGGTGCCGGGGCTTGAGCTTTTCCGCGGTGCGCGCCAGCCGCAGGGGCTTCGCGCCAAACAGTTCACCATCGGACAGCGCCTGTTCGACAGCACGATGGAAATCCCGGTCGACTGGCTCCGCAAGGACAAGACCGGGCAGATCCAGATGAGGATCAGCGAGCACGCCCGCAAGGGTTCCGCCCACTGGCCGTCCCTCCTCTCCACCCTGATCGCCAACGGCGAAACCGGGCTGGCTTATGACGGCATGTATTACTTCGACACCGCGCGCTCATGGGGCGGTTCCGGCGCGCAGTCGAACCTGCTATCGATCGACATCAGCGGTCTTCCGGTGCCGACCGACCAGAAAGGCAGCGCGACCGATCCCAGCGTCGGCGAAATCGCCAAGTGCATTCAGGCAGCGATCGTCGCCGCCATCGGGTTCACGGATGACCGTGGCGACCTGTTCGACCCGAACCCGACAGGGTTTCTCGTCATGGTCCCGCTGACCATGCTCGGCGCCGCCAACGAGGCGGTCACCCAGATGTACATCGGCGGCTGCATGACCAACAGTTTCAAGGCGCTCGCCGACAAGCAGGGCTTCTCGGTCGATGTGACCGGCAACCCGCTCCTCGGATGGACGGACTCGTTCGCGGTGTTCAACACCTCAACCGATGTCAAGGGACTCATCCGCAAGGGCGACGGTCCTGACGGTCAGGACATCCGGGTGATGGCGCTCGATGAAAACAGCGAGCACGCCACGCTGA